GCCTTTTCGCGAGAATAATTGTATGACTTTTGTATTACTTCAATGTCTTGTGTTGCTTTAGCCGCTTTATGCCACTTACTAAATCTTTTACCTTTTTTTATAGCATGTCTAAAAAAATCAAACTGAAGTTGATGGTCTGTAGCTGGATACATATTTATCTCATTAGCAAGAAGTGTTGTATCTTTATAATAAGACAGACCACGATTAACCATAAAAGGTACATAATCAGATGTATCAAGATTTTCTTTTGTGGTATTAATAGAATTTAAATAATCAAATGGAGTCATCTATTTCCTGTTTATTTATTTTGGCTTTTATTTTTGCTCGACGATCTGGATGCACACGAGTTTTAGAACCCATTAGGCCTTCTCTGTTTTTTCGAACTTTCTCGACATAAGTAGACCATTTATTCAGTGTCTTTTTTTTACCCATATTTTTTTGCATTATATTTTTTAAATTCTTGTGGTGGGTTTTCTAATTCTAAAAAATCAAATAATAGTTTTGGTTTATCTCCTGCAATGATATTTAGAAATAATATATTGTCAAACTTTTTTAATTTTTCGTGATGTTTATCAAAACTATCACCCCATATTTTATAATCAAATCTTTCTGAACCATAAACACTTTTTCTAATTTTTAAAGTAGTTTCTCCTACATCAAATTGTTTATCTTTTCCTGTGATATATGTTCCAATTCTATTTAGCCATTCTTCTTTTTCTCTATAAGTACAAATCCATTTTGCATCTGGCCAGATTTTTTTAAACCTATCTATATGTGGTATAATCGATATATCAGTTAATCCGTTCCATTGTTCTTCAAAAACTTGAGTTCTAGTTGGCCAATGAAATACCTTTAGGCCTGCTTCACTTAA